GTCGAGCCCCTTGTCCACGACCGCTTGCGCGACCTTGGGCAGATTGTTCTGGATGAGGGTAGATACGATACCAGCGACGATGGGTAGCATCAGTAACTAACCTCCGCAAGGGCCAACATCAGGACGGCCATGTAGTTCATTTCGGCCACCTGTCGACGATGAACATGACGATGTGAAAGAGAATCAGCGCGCCTGTGGCCACGACGACGGCGATCAAACCTGCGTCACTTGCGTTCTTGATAAACTTCTTGCGCCGCCTGATCTGTTCGTAAATCATCTTCTCGCGCTGCTCTTTGATGCGCCGCCGCATCTGTACAAATTCAACGTAGCCATCGCGGCCAAGGTGCTGGAGCGGTCCGTAGTGGAACCAGTGGTACAGCGTCTTTTCCATCTCCTTGATCTTGACCTGGGCGGCGTAGGCGTCAAACGCCTCAACGGTGGCTGATTTGGAAAAGGTGAGCTTTTTGAAGAGCGGAGGCTTGGCTTGCTCGCCGTTCATCCACTCTTGCAGGTCACTGACGGCGCCGGCCCACTTGCCGAGCTGGCCAAAGACATCCTCGGCTTCTCGGCCAATCTCAACCGCCTTCTTCAGCCCGTTGAAGACGGCAGTCGCAGTCGCCAACAGACTGATTGGGTCTAGCATCTCACACCTTTAACACGAGCCCCAAGAGCAGCATGATGATAGCACCGGCGGTGCCGATCAGAATGTGCTCCAGCCGCTTGATGCGCAGGATCGTCTCAGTCCAGCGTTCTGCACATACCGCTTCATGCGTGTTCAAGCGAGCCTCCACTTCGTTTGCTGATGCCATCGTTACCTCGCAAGGGCATTTTCAGGTTCTTGTTCAGGCGCTAATTGATTGGCTACGCCGCGAGCAGCAGCGCCCTTTGCCAGACCATATTGCGTCGGGTCTTTAACAATTTTCAGTATTTGAGCGCGCTCTGACGGCGATACGTACCGCAGCAAATCATCAAAACTTTCCGCAGATTTGGACGCCTCGACAAGTTGCGACCAAACCTTTTTGCTGACTTTGGTTTCCAACCTATCGAGTGCTTGATTGATTGCAGCACCCTTGACACTTAACCCCCAAGGCACCCGCCACTTTGGAAGGTTTTCAATCAGCAGATCCCGCAATGCAACTTGCCCTTGCCCTGCTTGTTCGGTGGCGCGCCCAGCTCGCTCAGCCGTTTCGGCTGCGCGGCTCAACTTGCCCATCGCACCTGCGCTCATCTCTTTGGCAATGTTGTAACTGCCAGGGCCAAAAATGTCCTCAACTACATCTGGCTTGTTGCCACGCACCAGCTTAACAAACTCATCCGGGTTGGTATCGAACATTTGCAAAGCGTTGGCGCTGAGCTGGCGTTGCTCAACTGCCTGCCGACCTTTAGCGTATGCTTCAAGGTACTGCGTGTAAGCCGGGCTACCGGACGCTTCAGTAATGGCGCGGTCGACCGCAGGCTTCACTTTTGACAGTAGCTCTGCCGCCAGCGCTCGTTGCGCCTTGACATCGCCGGTTGCACCCAGCAAATCGCGCGCCGCGCCGTTGATTGAATTGCGTCGAATGGCGTCCAATGCAAACGCATCAATAACGCCGCCGGAGTTGGTCCATTTACGAATGTCATCGGCTACACGATTCATCGCAGCAACGATGTCACGATTCCCAGCAAACTGAGGCTGCCGCAATGTCGCTTGAAGTTGCGTAATGACATCATCGGCTTCTAGCGGTTTTAAACCATGCGCTTTAATGCTATCAAGACCGTACTCTGCAAACCGCGCAGCGTCCCCAAACTTCAATGATCCTTGCGCCGCGTCTGACATGACTTGATCAGCACGATTTGCCAGATCAACCATACGTTCGCTCATCGGCGCGCGGCCTTGCATGGCTTCGCCAGCAGCGCGCCCGAGAGCGCGGTTTTCTGCCGCTGCAAATCGACGTACATCTTCAACTTTCTGTTGCGCTGCGCCGCCCATCCGCGTCGCTTGCGCCTGAAGTCGCTGCCGCGCCGCTTCCGCCTCATTGATTGCGCGGAGTTCGATATCCCGCTGCGGCAGCAAGGCTTGATTAAGCGCGTTGACGTCCGCTTCTCGCGCCGCACGCGCTGCTGTTGCAGTTGGTCCGCCCGCCATCACCGCTAATTCGTTTTCGATCTGAGCAGCTTGACTTGGTGTCATGCCGGCCGTGCGACCTGTCGTAGCGCCCAACGCTTCGGGCGCTCGTTTAGCAGCACGCTGAAGTAGCGCTTGCGCAGTCGGCTGAAAGGTTCCAGGTGCCGCAAGCGCTTGCGCCGCAGTGGCGCCTTCGGGCGCAGCGGCCAAAATCTCTCTGGCCTTGCCTACATCGCCAACGGCTTGTTGTGCCAGTGTCGCTGCGCGGCGCTCTGCAATCTCTCGCGCGTTCATAACTTTGCCGACGCCCGCGCCGATCAATTGACCGGCCACACGGCCCCCGGCCTCAAGCGTAGCGCCTTCTGCAATGTCTTTTGTAGCGCGGGTGATGGCGTCCTGCGGCGTGAGTCGTGGCTCAAGACCTAGATATTGGTCAGCGAGACGTAATACCTGTTTAGCGCCCGCGTAACCCGCGCCCGCGCCTGCCAACGTACCCAAGCCGGGAGTCGCGCCAACCGTACCGACAGCCGCCCCACCCAAGCCGCCCAACATCTCAAGCGTAGGGCCAGCCATCTGGCGCGTAGTAACAGCGGCTTTATAGAGATTCGGGTACTCAGCAGCCCATGCAGGTGGCTCGCCGCGCGGCTGGGCTTGCTGAACTTCTTTTGCGCCGTCTTCAACTACCGGCGCTAATTTCCAACTTTCAACCGCAGGTGCGTCACGCCAGCTCATTACGGTTTCCTTCGCAAAACACCATCCGGCCCTTTAAACATTGTGCCGGAAGGCAATTTGTCGTAGTCGGCGTCTGACTTAACTTGCGCGGGTGCGCCCGACTCAGCGCCGAGAGCCGTGCCTCGACGTGTAGCGCTGCGCGACTCGCCTGGTGCGGCAGGTGCTTGCCCAGCGCGGTATTCGTAAGTCAAATCATACGCATCGCGGACACGCGATTTAGATCCCTCAAGTTCACGGATAACTTGATCGACGCCGCGTTTGAAGTCTTTGGTGTCTTGCACCGGGTCAAGTGTGCCAAATGCTTGCCGCAAGAATTGATTTTCTGTGTTAGACACTTGGCCCAACGCACCGCCCGTTGGTGATGCATTCCGCAAATTTTGCAACTCTTGAAAGCCGCCACGCGCCAAAATTTTATCTAATATTGCTTTGGCATTGCGAGCGTCTCCTGTGACCGCAGGCGTTCTTCCGGCGATCAACCCCGTAATACCACTCAAGCCGGGGTGATTTTTTAGCGTCTGTAAATCACTAATTAACTCATCAGTTTTTTCATCAAACGTACGCAGCGCCAGCGTCGCCTGCGGGTACTTGGCTTCTCGCGCCTGTACGTCTTTTGGTGACAGCTCAACCGCGCCTTTTGATGTAGAAGCGCGGATCTGGTTGCGGATTTGTTGCGCACGCTCAGTATCGCCTTGACCGGCGGCTTCCAAGTCTGCCAAAGCGTCTTGTAGCATCAGCAATTGTGGGCGAGCGCCTTTGTCGCGGCCTGCGTTTGTGCGCTCAAACGCTGCCTTGTCCGCTGCCGTAGCGGCTTGAGACACGGCGGCTTGGGCGCGTGTGCCGGCGGCGCTAGCTTGCGCTTCTTGGGCGGCGGTCTGGCGCCCCTTGTACTCTAGCTCAAGCGCTTTTGGTACATCGATCGCGTTGCGCACGATGCGGTCGACAGCAGCCTTGTCGTAGGCTTCGGGGATTTCATCGGCGGTCGCAAGATTTTGTTGGATCGCACGCGTCCGGGCGGCGGTGTACGAGCCTTGGTCGGACACGCCCGAAAAGATGCGGCCTGCCAGTTCAGCCTTTGTTTTTAGCTCAGTAAACCGCGCCGTCTGCGCCTCTCGGGCAGCTTTGTCGCGCAAAGCAGCCTGCTGAAGCGTCTGGCCGGCTTCTTGAAAAAAGCCGCCCTTCTGTAAGCGGCCAGCGACGTCTGCCGCAGGAGCGTCCGGCGCAAACCCAGACATGATTCCCCGAAGTTCTTGGGTGCGCTGTTGCTCACGCAGAGCGTTCTGGATCTGCATCTCGCCCATGCGTTGTTGCTGAAGGGCGTTCTGGATCTGCGTGGCCTGCGCTTGCATTGCCAGCGGATCGGGCAGCTCAAGACCTTTGACTTGCAGCGCGAGTCCGGGTTGGATTGGCATGATGTGTCCTTAGCGGATAACTGGAGCGTAGACAGACTGCCGAATCTGATCGGCTATATTTTGACCCGCACTATATCGCGCAAGTTGGTTCATCGCGTTGGTGATTGCGTTGGCCGAGCCAATCCCGCCGGCTGCCTGAGCCGCACCAATGTCGGTCGTCAGGTTACCGGCTGTAGTAGCGTAGTTGCCTGCGTTTGCCGCTTGGCCTGCTGCTGCCGCCTGACCCGACGCCATCAAGCCAGCCAGCGGGTTTAGCCTATTGGCGCGCTCGGTCTGGTAACGATTGAAAGCGTTGCCGTACTCTTGCGTGCCCATCTCTTGACCGTAGCGCTGCAACGCCTTGCCGGTAGCGCCCGACAGCAGACCGCCCTTCGCGGCGCGGCTGGCCTCAAGCGCTTTCATGCCTTCGCTCAGCCGGAACGCATAGCCTGGGTCGGCCTGGAAGTCTGACATGCCAAATGGACGCGCAAACTTGCCGTATTCGGCCGCCGCCGTGTTGCCCGACAGCCCGAGCAGGTTAAGGAGCTGGTTCTGCGCCGTGATGCCCGCCGAGCGGTAAGGCTCTTGCAGCGCCTTCTGCTCGTTGAACATCTTCTCCGCAAGCGCTCGCGCTTCACGGGCTGACTGCGCTTGGATCTCGGCGGCATTGGTGGCGGCTTGAGAGCCGGTAACGGCGCTCACCAGCGCGGACAGCGGAACACCGTAATCTTTGGCAAGTTTGGCAAGTGAACTGAACAAATCAGTAGGTAGTCCAGTCGTTCCTACGCCAAGATCAGCGTACGCTTTGCCTACTGACGTATCGATACCTTCGCCCGGTGAAACAACATTTGTTAGCGCATTTGCAGCGGTTCCTAGGCCTAACCCTGATCCAACGCCTAAGTCGCTATACGCTTTACCTATTGACGTATCGATACCTTCGCCTGGCGATACTACGTTAGCTAGTGTGTTTGCAGCGGTGCCTAGACCTAATCCCGACCCGACACCTAAGTTGCTATACGCTTGGCCGATAGACGCATCAATGCCGCCGCCTGGTGAAACAACATTAGCTAACGAGTCGACTACCCCCGCCCCTAAACCTGCGCCTGCGCCGGGGCCACCAAGTGTTGCAGGCGCAGCCAGTCCTTCAGCGCCGGAGATTGCTGCAAGGTCAGCGGCAGACAGCGCGCTGGTAGACATAAGGGGGTTGTAAAGCGAGCCTGCTGGGGTGGGCAGTGCGGCCATAGCTGCATTAGTGGGCGGCGTAAACGCGGGCACGCCTCCAAGACCTGCGTCAAGAGCGGCGAAATCTGCCGCCGTTAGCGCGTTGGTCGACATAAGGGGGCTGTAAAGCGAGCCTGTTGGAGCAGCAACCGCGTCAATTATTGCGTTGGTGGGGGGTAAAAAGGCGGGGGCAAGCGCGTTGGTGGCGGGAACCGCAAGACTCTCGGCCCCAAGTGCCGCAATGTCAGCCGCAGTCAACGGCGTCGCTGCGCCCATTGTAGCAAGCGGCGAGGTGGCGACCGGGAACGCGGTAGCACCAGGCAGCATGGATGGGACTGCAAGGCTCTCCGCGCCTGCGGCGAGCGCTGCTGCGGCCTCCATGTTGCCAGCAGCCGCCAGCGCCTCAACCCCTGACGCTGCAATCATCTCCGCCGCCGCAGCTTCCGAGATAGTGGCGCCCGCTGCATCAGCAGCCCCCACGCCAGGCGCGTAGTACATGCCGAGCGCCGCAGCAGCCACTTTCACAACGTCGGGATGCACGCCAAGCGCGTTGGCTACTGGATCAGTAATAGCGGTAACAACTTCATTAATACCGCCAACCAAGTCGCCCAAGAACCCACCAAAGCCACCGCGATTTCTACTAGCGTCATACGCCTTTTGGTATTCGGTATGGGTGCTAAGAAGCTGTGCTTGCTGGCCTTCAGTTAAATTTAAAGTGTTTGGGCCAAAGGGCGACGCAGCAGACTGACTCGCCATGCCCTCTATATCTTGCACAAGCTGCTGTCTTGATCTGCCAGTCTGATTCAGTCGCTCAGTCGAAAGGTAATTAACAATTTCATCGGCGGTAAAATGCTCTCCGCTCAACAAATGGCGGAAAAGAAATTTTGGCTCAGTTACCTCACGTATAGCGCCACTATCATCAACGTAGTAACGCTGTCCTATGGGGCTGCCACTTTCATCAACTCTGGTCGACGTGGGCTTAGGATCGTAAACAAATCCAGAGTTAGCTAGCGTTTGTTTAAGTTCGTCAGCAGTTAGTTTGGCCACTTTGTTCTCCTAGCTGATCTCTCGACCGCTAACTCGTAAACTCATAGACGCTGCAAGACTGCCAAGCGTTGAGATGGAATCACCCAAGGTCAAAATGTGCCCTGCAATCTCAGGAAATGTGTACGCTTCGCCAGGCTGTAGCGACTTGTTCTGCACGACCAGATTGCTGCTCGCCGCAGTCTGCCCTGCCGGTACGATGTTGACGCTGATCGTTCGGACCGCAGTGCTGTAGTTGACTGCGGTGAACTTGTCAATGATCGTAGTGGTGGTGGGCGCAGTGTACTGGGTTGTCTGCACCTGCTCAACTGCTTTGGATTCAACCAATGTCCTAGCGGTGATGGGCATGTTATAGCTCCGCTACGGCTTGCCAGTGGATTGAGTAGCCATTGCCTGCCGTAACTGCGGTAGAGCCGGTAACCGCAAACGCGCTGTCGCCAATGTTTGCCGTAGCCGCAGTTGGCGTGGTGGTGTTTAGCGACCAGTTAGCTGTAGCAGAATCCGGCGCGTAGGTGGTGATTGTCGGCGCTGCTCGCTTTGCCACGGCGAACGTAACGGATGTAGAAAATGCTTGGTTGACCACTTGCCCCGTGGCGTACGCCGCACCTAAAGTTACGCCGGTATTTTGGGCGGGAGCCGTAGCGTACGGAAATGATTTTTCGTAGTACCGCTGGCACATGCTTAGTTCTACGCCAAACGGGCGGTGTTCAAATGCAGTGGCGGTGTCGCCAATTTCTAGTTGCACGCCTGTAATAGCAAACACGTTGCCAATGGTGTCCAGCACATTCACTTGAGTAGACGTTCCTAAACCCCATGAGCTAGCCCAACTTCCTGGGCTTACTTGAAAATCAGTTCCGCAGTACAGCGTCCAACCAACTGTCAGCCCAGAGCCGTTAGTCCAGTCCCAAGTACCGGCGGTAATCAGCCCGCCAATAACCGTAATCTCTTTGTACTCCCAAGTGTTTGCAACCGACACGTTATATTCAGCAACATACGATCGGTCAACGCTTGGAAAGTTACTATTAAAAAAAGTGATGCAATGCGTTCCGGTTTTAGCGGACCGCACCCAAAACGAAAGCGTGAACGTCTTGCCAATCAGATCGCGCGCAGAATAACCTTCAATTTTTTGAAACAGTGTCCAATATTCAGAAGCGGCAACGGTTGGGTCCGCAGTCGCTACAGTGCAACGAAGACTATATGGAAGAGTTGGCTCACTAGCAGGGCCGTCTGCGGCTTGCGATACAGTTACTACCGCAGACGTCGCCGCGATCCGTGAGTATCGGTCAAGCGTATACGACGCGCCGGTGCCAGTGGTAACGCTAAATGAAGTACCGCGCTGAGCAATTTCCATCGCTCCGTTGATGATCTTGTTGCGCAAACCTGCTAACTGGCCGCCGTTGTAAGTTATCGCTTTAATATAGCTGGTGTTGACAATTTCTCCGTACATATTGCCAAAAACATCGCCGCTAAGATTGCCCGAAATGTTGCCGTTAATTGGGCCATTAATTGTAACGCCCGATATAACTCCACCTGTGATTGACACCGAAGTAGAGTTTTGTCCGGCCATAGTGCCAAACGCATTAAACGGATCGGTTGTGTATTGCGTGACGCCAGATGAATTTTGAAGCACAAACCTGTATGAAAACCCAGCCAACAAAAACACGCTGGCTTCGCCGCGTGCGTTTAGCACAATAGGGTTAGTGTTAGCCGTTGTTTCAAGCTGATTTGTATAGGTTGCAAGCGGAGTGGTTGTGCCGCTTGCGTAGGTGTACAGCAAACCATTCACCAACGGGTTGCCGTTAGCGTCGAGAAACTGCAACTTTGGGGTCGGGGAAATGGTAGCCATACAAGCCTCAAAGATTGTTTGTCACGGTCAAGATGACCGAGGGGATGCCCGGAACCGGCGCCGAAGCTGCCGCAGCAAGTATTTGACAGCTTGTATCGTCGGTGGACCACATTATTTCAAAGTAGTCGCCAGCGTTAAATTCGTGAAGGTAATTCCACGCAGCCACAATTTCAGCGTTGTTACCTTGGATGCGGATTTGGGATGCCGAGTCGGGCACATTTACGCCGTTAACACGCAGCCAGATAAAAATAAACGCGGTGCCACCAGAGATTTTATCGAGCTGCGCTGAAAACTCAATGTTGAAGATGCCTGGCCGATCAACATAGATGCGCGACGTCGGCGTGCCAATGGTCACACCTCGACTAAAGCCAACCGAGTTGAACGTCATGCCGTACGCGGTGTTGATCGATGCGGCGGTTTGCGTAGTGGTGTCGTAGAAATAGCCGTACCGCGTCGTTACAAGTTGAGGTGTCTGTGCTGCGGGTCCGACCTGCAAGTCTTCCAGCGTGAACTGATTCTGCCCCAGCCCCAAGAGCGTGAACGAGTTGTTGAAGAAGCGGTACCACTCCCGCTGCATCACGTTGTCCGGCCCTTCAATGACCGGCACACGTTGCGCGGGGATACGCGTGATGTTAGGCATTGGTGCCGCTCGCAATCAGTTCAGCGCCCATGATGGCAACGTTACCAACACCCGCCCCGCTCACTTCGTAAACGCGGTCGCGCAGCTTTTGCGTCATGCCCAGCCGACGCCAAATTACCCGGCGGCCAGTTTGACCCTGAAATCCCATCGACACCGTGTGCAGGTTAGACCACGTGTGGCCGCCATCATCAGACCAACGCAGACTGGCGTTCATTTGAATTGAGCCGCTTTGAGGAAAACCCGCCGGGCCAATATTAAACGCAGGATTTTTAAAAACATACGGAGTGCCGTTACTTTGCAGCACCACCGGGTTGGTGACGTTGTATATCGTTCCGTCCGATGTGCGCACTTCCCAAGGTGGTCCTTGCACGGCGGGGGCAGGTTGGAGAGGCAAAGGCGTAAAGGAAGTGCCTGCTTCACAATCTAATTGCAGGCTATGTTGGGCCGTGCGCTTTAAAGTGTTTTCGTTGGTCGGCAGCGCTCGCCAAGAACGTAGCCATATTTGACGACGTTCGTTAGAAAATTCGTAATTGCCAAAATCAAAGTTAAAATTGTAATAGCCTATTTGTCGCTGGCTACTATGCCCCAGATATACCCGAACCCCGTCAGTCGCCATGCAAGATGGCGTGTGACGATTTAATTGGTCTGTTGTGTCTGAAATGTAGCCGCGCTGGTGCCACATATTGGTGGCCGCATCATAGACCCACGTGACGTTTGCAGTAGGAAACGTCAGCACGTAAAACATGTGCCCGTCTTGCTGATAGGTGTAGGCGATAGCGTCCGAGATCGTCGAATACGTCTGGATAGCGTACTCGATGGCGTGCGTCGAGATGCGTTGCGGCTGGTAGCCACGGGCGCGGTAGACCATACCAAAGCCACGCGCGTCAGCCGACAGCCAGAAGACGCTGTTGTCCATCTTGGCGACCGAGTATGGCGCAGCGCACCCCGTCTCAAGAAACGCGCCTTGGATGGGGGCAAGCGGGTAGTCTGGCTGGCCAGCGTCGTACCAGACCTCGGTCGAGTTGTTGCCGAAGATCCAGATTTCTTTGTGATCGACGATCAGTGACACCACGTTGTCGGGCGAAGCTTCGGCGCTCGCAAACGACAGCGGCTCAATGCTGGCGCCGTCAAACAGTTCAGTCACCCACACGCGCTGGCTGTTTGGCTCATTGAACACAAAGTAGCCGTTGATATAGCCCACGGTGACGGCGCCAGGAAAATCAAAATCGCCAATCTGGGCAAACGCGGTTGTGTTGATGTTGTAGATGTAACCGTTTGGATTGGCCGCAATAAAAATTTGCGAGCCGTTATCGGTTATGCTTACAGGGCCAGTTCCCGCAATGCCTGTGCCGCGAAGGGTAGTAAGACCGTCGCCAATAGAATACAGTTCGGAGCCAGCTACGGCGTACAAGACGCCTTTGACAACCCACATACCTCTAATGCTGCCAGACCCGCCGAAATTTATATAGCTAAGTATGCTTGGCACCCGCTGAAAGTACGCCGCCGTCTTGCCGCCGTCCGGGGTGGACTCCGGGTACATGTTGACGAGCCGGTTGTCCGCAGCGTTGATGCTGCGGGCAACGTAAGCTGCGCCGAGGATGGGCGATTTCATTAGAAATTGCCGGCGTAGATGTTGTAGCGCTGACGATTCCCAACGATGCTGTACGGGATCGACATCAGGTCGTCAGGATTGTTGATGCGCTTCAGGTTGCGCTTGGACGTCATCGCAATCCGCTGCACTTGCCGCGACGGCTCGACGCCAAATTCAGGCGCCAGCTCACAGGCCAAGTTGTACCGAAACGCTCGCAAATAGCCGGGCGGGAACGTCAGATTTGTGGCCAAGATGGCTGGCCGCGACAACTGTTCCACTGACACAAAATGGAACTCTAGCACCCGCGTAGGTACCGGATAGATGTACATCTCAATGTCGGGGTACGTCATGTTAACCCACATGACCTGCGGGTAGGTGCTTCGCACCGTCTTCAACGCAATCCCGTTGTATTGCTGCTGGTTGATGAGCTTCAGACCGTACGAGACGCCAGTAGTCGGGTCTTTGAAGTACGACGAGTCATCAACAAGAATAGGCCGGTTGCCGACAAAGTTGCCGGTAGGCCCGAGCGTGCGGCTAATCTCAGTTGCAGGCCAACTAAAGACTTGATCTTCTGTCGCAAAGACCGACAACCGCTCGGTGTTCCACGACTCGATCATCTGGTTCATAGCCGACAGCGCATCGGCTGCCGACTCAGGCGAAGGCGACTCGCCCTCTGCTACAACACCAATCAGGCGCAACGCGCCCGTAATGATGTCACCCGCTGTAGTTGCCATCGACCGTCTCCTTACGACGACGACCTCGGCGTGCGAGTTGATTGTCCGGCACGCTGTCTACGGCCCCGTCAGGGTCTGCGCCCAGAGTATAGCGCGTCCAGCCGTTTTGTTCATCATACTCCGCTTCCAGGTCAGAAATGGCAACCTTCTCGCCGTGGCGCGGGTGACGCAGATAAATGATGGGCATAAAAGTCGGGGGCCGAAGCCCCCGCCAGGTTAGTTGCCGGCCATCACAACCCAATTCGTGCCGTCTTCGCAAACCAAGATCGCCCATGCACCAGCAGTTGCCGCCAGAATGGCGGTAGCAGCCGTATTAGACGTACGCGGTTTGACGTTCGACGACGCCGAGATCAGGGTGTAAGT